CAGGGCCGCGACGCCCTGCTGCCAGACGACCTTGAGGCTGAGCCACAGGATCTCGGCGGCGAGAGCAATGTCGCCTGCCGCGAGCGCATCAGAGATACCGCCGATGACCTTGGTGGCCCAGTCGCGTAGGCGCGTGAACTGATCCGCGAGCCATTCGAGGGCTGCCCCGCCCGCGCTACTGGTGACGAGGAGCGCCGTCCCCAGCCCGACCACGGCCGCGATTACAAGGCCCAAGGGGCTGAGCAGCGCCCCCAGCGCTGCGCCGACCAGCCCGAACGCCGCGCCGATACCTGAGACGACACTGGCGAGCACGCCCATCGCCGCGGCCACGCCGGTGATCGCCACGCCAAGGCCGATGAGGACGGCCCCGACAACCACCACGCCGGCCGCGATCTTGAGGGCCCAGACGACGACTTCCTTGTTCCGCTTGATCCAGTCGGTGGCGCTGACGATGATGCGTGTGATCCGCTGCGACAGGTCCCTGATGGTGGGCGCCAGCGCCCCGCCGATGGCGAAGACACCCTGCTTGACCACCCGCCAGAGGATGTTGAGCGTGTCGTTGAGTTCCGCGGCGTCCCTGGCCGTCTGCGTGCTCACCGTCAGGCCGAGGCTGCGGGCCTGCGTCTGGAGTTCCTCGATCGCCGCCGCGCCGGAGGAGAGCAGGGGAAGCAACTTCGTCCCCGCCCTGCCGAAGATTTCCATCGCCAGGGCCGTGCGCAGCGCCGGATCGGTGACCTTGGCCAGCCGGTCCGCCAGCACCTTGAACTGCTGATCGGGCGACATCCCCGCCAGGTCGGCCACCGACAGTCCGAGCATCGACAGTGCCCTCTGTGCGGTCGCCGATCCCTTGGCCGCGTCCACGAGGGAGCGCTGCATGAACTTCAGCCCGTTCTCGAGCGTCTCCAGATCCGCCCCCGCCTGCTCGGCCGCGAAGCCCAGCTCGCTGAGGGCCTCCACGCTGACGCCGGTGCGCAGGCTCATCTTGTCGAGGGCGTCGCCCATGCCGGAGAAGACCTTGACGGTCCCGAGCAGCGCCGTGACCGCGGCCGCGCCCAGGCCCGCCAGCCGGATGCCCGCATTGCGGACCCCCTGGCCGAAGGCATCCAGGCGCTTCTGGGCGCGGCGGAGCCCGGCGCTGAGCTTGTCGCTCACGCCGAGTTCGACGAACGCCCGTCCGGCCCGGATGCCCCGCGTGTCCGCCACCGATCAGCCTCCCTTGCGGATGGAGTTCCGCCACAAGAGCGGCAGCTTCGGCCGCTCCTTCTCCAGCGCCGGGGCCATGAACGGCCGCGCCGCGATCCTGACCTTCCGCGACACCAGCTTCCCGCCCCGCCCCCTCACACGTCGATGCACCACCGTCTCCCCGCCGTGCTCCAGCGCCCGCGGCGCGGCGCTCTTCTTGAACCCGACGGGGCCGACCACGACGGAGTCACTGGATCGGTCGTAGCCGAAGAGGATGAGCCTCCGCAGGCTCCCCTCGTGCGAGTGCGGCGGCTTACCCGGCGGGGCGGTCCCCTTGCGCTTGCGGATGGTCGTGCGCGCCGCCGTCCGGATGTAGGCGCCGGCCTGGCTAAGGACCTTGCGCCTGGCGGCGTCGGCAGCCCGCATCACAACGTGGCGGTCGAAGAACATGTCCTTGATCCGCATGGTGATCACGCGTCCCCTCCGCCGGCCAGGTCGCTGCCCTTCTCCAGGCCCTTGTTGAACGAGGCCTCCTTCTCCTTGCGCAGTCGCCCGCTGCCGATGAAGAGTCCAACGATGCCCGTCAGCGCCGGGAGCGTTGGGCCGAGCACGGGCACGCCCGCGACCGTCGGGCCGACGGTGTCGAGGGCCGAGAGTGTGAGCTGCCCGAGCAGCCCGCGGACCTCGCCGGCGCGCTGGATCTTGCTCTTCCACTGCGCGCCGGTGGTCTGCACTTGGTTGAACCAGTTCTGGTACTCGATCTCCGCCTCGTTGAGGCTGAGCGTGGCACGCAGGCCGGTGGTCTGCTGGATGGCGTTGGGCGTCCTGACCTTGACCAGGTCGCCCAGGTCAATGCCGGCGCACGAGGCGAGCACCAGCACCATCAGCAGCATGCCGACCAGGTACACATAGTGGCGGGTGGAGAGGGAGTTGAGGAACTTCATCCGGGAGCCTCCTGGGGCGGGTCGGGAAACTTGCCGTCGATGAACACGTCCTTGAGGACCGACACGTCGACCTTGATCGGGGCTTTGCGCTTGGCGAAAGGGTCGAAGTCGCTGGGGGTCAGTCGCCTGGATCGCTTGGGGTCGCGGTGGAGGTTGGCGATGACGGAGAGGCACATGGAGGCGATGGACCAGTCGTGGCGCTGGCGGCCCTCGAGCATGTCCACGAGCGCGCGGAGCGTCAGGGGCCCGGGATCGACGCCAACGGCTCCGGCGCAGTGCCAGACGAGCCGCCAGGCGTCGGCGGCGGTGGGGCCTCGTGCGGTGCCATCGCCGCCTCTGCCAGGCGGTCGAGTTCCCCGCTCTCGATCAGCCGATCGATCCGCTTGCTCGTGAAGTCGCGGGCCTTCTCCATGACGTCCTGCGTGGCCTGGAGCACCCGCCCGAGGTTGGCCCGGTCCCTCGGGCTCGGGCAGAAACCCACGAGCTCCTCCAGCACCGCCGCCGTCGCGTGCTCGATGGCATCGCCCGCCATCGCCCTGCCGAAGTCCTCATCGCTGACGCCGCGCCCGTCGGCCTCGGGCTTGCAGAGCGCGTAGACCACATCGCACAGGAGCACGGGGTCGCGGACGAGCCTCTCGATCAGGCCGCCCGATCCCTCGATCGCCTGCATGAGGTCCACGCCGGCGAGGCCGCGCACGCGCTTGAGCGCTGTGACGTTCACCTCGACCTGCCACTGCCTGTCCGCGTTGTCCTTGAATGAGCGCATTCACGCCTCCGGTTGAACCGCTGTTGCACGCCTGTTGAACGGCTGTTGCGAGGGCGGGGGCCGTATCAGCCGCCGATCCATGAGGGCGCCGTCGCCGAGTACGTCACCTTCGCGGTGACCGAAACCGTGATCGCCTCCTCCAGTGCCTCGTTGCGCGAGAAGTTGGTGATCGAGAAGTCTGCCTGCAGCCCCTGCCCGGCGGTCTCATCGAGGATCTGCAGGCCGATGGGGGCGTTCTGGAAGAAGGCGTTCTTGATTGCCGTGAACCCCGCGTCGGCGGTGTCCCAGACCATCTCGAACTCCACGCTCGCCTCCTTGAGCGTGGCGACCGTCGCCCGCCAGCCGCTGTTGGCGCGCGTGGTGACGTCCGCCTCGCCCGCTTCGAGGTTGAGCGTGACGTCCCGCGCATTGCCCAGGACCGTCCATGACCCGCCCCCGGCCTGCCCTCCGGCTTTGTACAGAAGCTTCGCCTCCATGCCCAGTCTGATCGCCATCGCCTTGCTCCTTGACCAGTGGCCTCAGGCCGTGTGCCCTACCACGTACACCGACTCGCCGCCCTTGCTCCGCACGAACAGGTCCCCCAGGTTGACCCGCTCGAAGCGGTACTGCACGCCGGGCGGCATCTGGATCTCCACGCCCTTGCCGTCGGTGAGCGTCGCGGCCTGCGTGTTCGTCGGCGCGGCGGTGAGCGTGAACGTCGCCACCAGCCGGGCGTCGGACAGCGGCTTGTCACTGTCGTCGAGGTCCACCTTGATGAGCACGACATTCCGCACGGCCTACCTCCGCACCCGGTACGTGACGCTCAGGACGCTCGTGAACACCCGGTGCTGCTCCAGCGACTCGCTTGACACCACCGGCTCGTGGGCGATCCCCGCCCACGCCGCCTCGGGCACATCCGGTAGTCGCGTGAGCCGAAGGTGGTCTGCGATCTCCTCGACGAGGTCCAGCAGGCCGTCGATGTCGGCCTGCTCATCCTCTGCAGGCAGCTTCTTCTGCACGCCGACGTCGATGACGCACTCGTAGATGCTGCTGTCGCGGCTGGCGGCGGTAATCGCCGTTGTCCGGGGCACGACCGAGACGCGCAGGGCCTTGAGGTCCTCCAGCGTGAACGCCGGCTGGTACATTCGGGCCGCGGCGACGGGCAGGGAGAAGGTGCCGGCGTTGATGTGTGCGGCAACGGCATCGGCGATGGCGGCGATGGTGCTCATGGGCCGGTCCTCCCGGTCGCCCCGTTCAGCCGCCCCTCGAGGTAGGACACCCGCCGCTCGATGGACTGGTACTCGGTGCGCAGCGCCCGAGCCTCGATGATCAGTTCATCAAGCCGCTTCTCGACCTGCTGGAGCTTGGCCGTGACGACGCCCCACTGGATCGTGATCGCGCCCGCGGCGAGCACCACGGTCACCATGATGCCTGCCCAGCGTGCCTTCGTGCCGTTGCCGTTCTGTCCGTCGGTCCCTGCCATCAAACCTCCGCGCCGACAAACTTGGTGTGAACCCGCATCACCTTGCGGTACGGGTCGCTGTAGCGCCAGGGCGGTTGGCCCCCGGGCGCGTTGACCTCGTACACCAGCACCTGCGTTCCGACCTGCTCCCGCACCTGATCGCCAGCCTTGGGCTGGATCGGGCCTGCGCCCAGGTCCAGGTCCGCCGCTCGGATCAGGAAGTCCCGCGACTCGGTGCGGTGGATCAGGCCCGCCTCGTCGGCCTGCTCGAACTCTGTGCGGCCGATGGTGGCCTGGACCTCTTTCGCGTCCGCCCCGCGCCGGTAGACCACGGGACGGCTCATGTGCCGGTGCCGCTGGTCGTCCAGGAACGCCGCGCCTTGTTCGAGCAGGTCACCCACGCCGCCCTCCCCTTACTGCGACATGCGGATGCGGACAACGGTGTCGGCGTCGGCCGCGGTGCGGACGGCCTTGCCGATGAGCTTGTTGCCCGTGAGCGTCTTGGTGGCGACCTTGTTGGTCGCATCCCAGTAGGCCAGGGTGCCGACCGCGAACGCCGTGCCCGCGCCCGCCGCTTTGGGGAAGTCGAAGACCCCCTGCACCGCCAGCGACCCGAGCTGGCCGGCCTTGAGATCGACGCGCGTGGTGCCGACCAGGTCCGCCTGCACGACCACCGTGCCCGCGGGAATGTCGGCCACCGGCGTGTAGTCGATCGCCGCGCCATCTTGAACGAACTTCGTCGTGGACATCTGAGATCCTCCGCTGCCGGGTTCCTCCGGCTCGACTGGTGTGACTCCGCCGCCATCTCCCCCGCCCGGCAGCACATCGCCCATTACGCCTCACCCTTGCTCTTGACGCCGCCACGCGGGTCCTGCAGGGCCACGCCGAAGTCGTGGTACCCGCGCATCTGGATGCCCAGGCGGTTGAAGGTCTGCTCGGCGGTCTCGATCGTCGGGGATTCCTGCCCGTTGAGGAACGCCATCTCGACCACGGGCAGGTCGCTCGCATCCGCCAGCAGGTACCACGCCTTGGTGGAGTTGCCGGTGAACTTGGGGTTGCCCAGGTAGCGGCTGACCTCGACGCGGAACTTGCCCTGGTGCGGGTTGGTGA